GGGTAAGATCTGCGACCTGATCTCCAGCATGACCATTTATCTGATGGGGAACACAGAGAACGGGGACGTGCGGATCCGGAATGAACTGGCGAAGAAGATCGATATCCATCCGAACCGGTACATGACTCGGAAGACCTTTATCTCCGCCGTCGTGCGCACGCTCCTCTTGGAGGGAGAGGGGAACAGCATGGTGTTCCCGGTGACAAAGGACGGGTACCTGGAAGACCTGGTGCCGGCAAGACCGGGGAGCGTATCTTTTCTGCCGGACGGATACGGGTACCGGATCTTATATGAAGGACAAGAATATGATCCGGACGGGGTACTCCATTTCGTCATCAATCCGGATCCTTCTTATCCATGGAAGGGGACCGGGCACCGGACCGCCTTAAAGACCGTGGCGGACAGCCTGAAACAGGCGGTCAAGACAAAGAAAGGCTTTATGGAGAGCAAGTGGAAGCCATCCATGGTAGTGAAGGTGGATGCTCTAACGGAGGAGTTCGCCGACCGGAAAGGCAGGAAGGAACTGCTGGAGAGCTACCTGGAGACATCCGAGGCAGGAGAGCCATGGATGATCCCGGCGGAACAGTTCGATATCAAGGAGATCCGGCCGCTGTCCTTAAATGACATTGCCCTGCCGGATTCCGTGCGGCTGGATAAACGGACCGTGGCGGCCATTCTGGATATCCCGTCTTTTCTGGTGGGGGAAGGACAGTTCGATGAAAAGGAATGGAACAACTTCATCAATACCCGTATCCGTACGCTGTGCGCCGCCCTGGAGCAGGAACTCACCCGGAAGCTCCTGCTGAGTCCGGACTGGTATTTCAAGTTCAACCTGCGATCCCTGTACGCGTATGACATCAACACCCTGTCGAACGTGGGGAGCAACCTTTACACCAGAGGGATCATGGCCGGGAACGAAGTCCGGGACTGGATCGGGCTGTCACCGAAAAAAGGCCTGGATGAGCTGATCATCTTAGAGAACTATATCCCCCAGGGGATGATCGGGGACCAGAAAAAACTGATACAGGGAGGTGAGGAAGATGCGTGAGGAACGCGGAAATGAGATGCGGCAGATGAAAGGAAAGATATCGAAGTTCGAGACACGGGAGGATTCCGAAGACCTCTATATCTCCGGATATTTTGCCGTCTTCGGCTCAGACTATGAGCTTTGGCCAGGGGCCACGGAGAGCGTGGCGGACACAGCCTTTGACGGAGCGCTCTCGGATGACATCCGGTGCTTAGCGGACCATGAGACACGCCTGGTGCTGGGAAGGACCCGGGCCGGCACCCTGACGCTCAAGACAGACAGCCGGGGGCTGTGGGGCGAGGTTCGGATCAACCGGAACGATATGGACGCCATGAACCTTTATGAGAGGGTGAAGCGCGGGGACGTGGATCAGTGTAGCTTTGGGTTCGATATCCTGGATGAGGAGTTCGAGGACCGTGGGAACGAGGTACACTGGACCATCAAAAAAGTGAAACTGTATGAAGTATCCATTGTGACCTTCCCTGCATACACGGAGACTTCCGTGAGTGCCAGGAAGAGCCAGATCGAGACGCTGCGCAGGCGCAGCCTGGAAGCCTGGCGGGAACGGATGTTAGGAAGACTGAAAGGAGAATGAAGATGGCATTACGGGCATTGCTGTTAAGGAGCAGACTGGACAAGAAGAAAAAAGAGCTGGAGGAGCTGCGGGGACAGGACGCGGACTTCGCTAAGAGGGAAGCGGAACTGGAGGCTGCGATCCAGGAGATGACGGAGGAGACCACAGAAGAGGAGCGGAAGGAAGTCGAGGACCAGACAGAAGCCTTCCAGAAGGAAAAAGAAGAACATGAACAGAAGACGGGAGAGCTGGAGCGGGAGATCGAGCGGATCGAGGGCGAGATCAAGGAAGAAGAGGCGCGCAGCGCAGTACCGCCACAGCCGGTAGCACCCGCAGGACCTGCAGCCGGTGCGCCGCAGACAGAAAGAAAGGGAGAAAGGACCATGACCATGAGAGGAAAGAGATTTGAGGACATGAGCATCCAGGAGAGAGAGAGCATGTTCAGCCGTTCGGAAGTAAAAGAATTTGTCACAAGAGCCAGGGAGGTCATCTCGAACCGTCGTGCAGTGGGGAACACGGAGCTGATCATCCCGGAGATCATGCTGCCTATGCTGAACCAGATCGTATACGGGACATCGAAATTGTTAAAGTATACAAGCCATGATGTGCTGCCGGGAACGGCCAGGATGGTGATCGCTGGGGAAGACCCGGAGGGTGTGTGGACGGAGCAGTGCGGGACACTGAACGAGCTGACTTTAGGGTTCACGGATGTGGAAATGGACGGCTTTAAAGTAGGCGGATTTTTCAAGGTGTGCAATTATATCTTAGAGGATAATGACGCCGATCTGACCGGGCGCCTCATGAACGCTCTGGGCACGGCTATCGCTAAAGCCTGTGATAAGGCGATCGTATACGGAAAAGGTGCGAAAATGCCTCTGGGCTTTGTGACCCGCCTGGCCCAGGAGACGAAGCCGGATAGTTATTCCGAGACCGAGAGGGAATGGGAGGACCTGCATACCAGCAACCTCATCACTGTGACCGGAAAAAAAGGCGTGGACCTCTTTAAGGAGATCGTAAAGGCTACCAAAGCCATCGCCAATGATTACAGCAAGGAAGGCCTGGTGTGGATCATGAACAAGTCCACCCACGTGGACCTGGTAGTGGAGGCCATGGGCAGCAACATGGCAGCAGCCATCGTGTCCGGGATGTCCGATACCATGCCGGTGATCGGGGGCGCTTTAGAGGAACTGGAGTTCATGGAGGACGGTGATATCGCCTTCGGCTACCTGGGCAGCTATAAGCTGGTCGAGAGAAAAGGGATCACTCTGGGCCAGTCCGAACATGTGAAGTTCTTAGAAGACCAGACCGTGTTCAAGGGCACGGCCAGGTATGACGGAAAGCCGGTCATCGCGGAGGCCTTCGCGATCCTGAACATCGCGGGAAAAGCACCAACGACCGCCGCCACTTTCCCGGAAGACAAAGCGAATACATCCGAAGAGACAAAATGAAGTCCGAATGAGATAGAGAGGAAGGGCAGCTATGAAAAGGGAAGAACAGCTGGACATCCTGAAGATGGATCTGCAGCTGATGACGGATATACAGGACGAATACCTCAGGAAGCTGCTGGAGCTTTCGGAAGGGGAGATCCGGCGGGAAGGGATCAAGCTGGATGACAGCGTGGAGAGCGGCATGGTGCAGGTGCACTATGCGGCCTGGCTCTTCCGAAAGCGTGCTGCGAACGTGAACGAGACGGGGATGCCGCGCTTCCTGCGCTACGAACTCAACAAAAGGCTCATGAGCCAGGTCATGGGAGGGAAGAAAAATGACATTTGATGACGGAAAGCTGGAGATCTATCGGACGGTCAATGCGGCAGATCCTGGGGAAAAGCCCAGGATGGAACTGCGGTACCAGAGCTCCCATGCCTTCGGTTATGAGACCGTGGGGATCAGCCGCTATTATACTGCCCTGCAGGCAAAGGAGAAGATCGAGGAGGTCGTGCACATCTGGAGGGACCGCACGATCCATACGGACGATGTCTGCCGGATCGAGGGCGCATCCTTCCGGTGCGCCATGGTCCAGCATGTCCTGGATGAGAACGGGCTCAAGATCACGCGGCTGTCCCTGGAAAGGCTGGGAGAAAGATGATCGGACAGGCAGTGGACAAGGTAAAAGAGGCACTTCTGGAGGTCACGGAAGAGGTATCCCACTATGAGGCCAGTCAGAAAGGCTGCCACTACATTGTATATGCAGAGGACGGCGAAGGCGCAGGTGTGCATGGGGACAACCAAAAGCTGCTCCAGAGCATAGAGGGGACCATAGACCTGTATACCAAAAAGGACAGAGATCCATGGGTGGAGGGGATACAGAGGGCACTCAAGAGAAAGCGCATCGCTTTCCGGCTGTCAGAGATCTCTTATGAGCAGGAGACCGGGTATCTCCACTACCAATGGATCTTTGAGACCAGTTAGAGGAGGAGACCGTATGGCCGTCATGCAGATCAAGGGTATGGAGGAATATACAAAAAAGATCAAGGACCTGGCAAAGAACGAGGAAAAGGTCATCAAAACGAGTGTATATGTAGGGGCTGGTGTGATCGCAGATGCGGTAAAGGCAGCACTCAAGACATTACCCGTGGAGGAAGGCGGGAACGGACTCCCGCCTTTTGGAACACCGGAACGTCCGATATCAGGGGTATCCAGGCAGCAGAAGGGAGACCTTATAGACGGTATGGGCCTGGCGCCCATCAAGGAGTCAAAGCCGGGGTATATCAGCACAAAGCTGGGATGGGCCGGATACGGCCGAGTGAAGACAAAGAGATATCCAAACGGTGTGCCAAACCAGATGCTGATGCGCGCCGTGGAAGGCGGGACTTCCTTTCGCAGGAAAACCCTGGTGGTGCGTAAGAGCGCCCGGAAGGCGAAACAGCAGGCCGTAGAGGCCATGGGCAGACGGGCAGAAGAAGAGATCAGAAAGGAGATATGACATGGCGATCAAAGGATTATCGATCCCGGTGTGTGGGACCTATAAAAAAGAAGAGGACAGGGTGTCCTATGAAGAGCCGTTTGTGGCGGACCATGCTGTAGAATACGGCGTGTCCTGGGAGATGGGGGACGATGCGCCCTTGTACGGGGACAACAAGACCATCGAGAATGCCAGAGGGACCTTTAAGAGCGGAGAGCTGACCCTGGGCACGGCAGACCTGCCGCAGGAACTCTCTATGAAGATCCTGGGGCTGAAAGTAAAAGAGACAGAGTTCGGGCCGGAAGGGGAAAAGATCCAGGTAAAAGAACTGACCTATGACGATGATATGAAAGCACCGTACCTGGGGTTTGGGATCATCGAGGAGCATCAGATCGATGATGTGGACCAGTACCGGGCAGTTTTCCTGCCGAAGGTATGCTTCAATCTGCCGGAGGAGGCAGCGACCACCCGCGGGGAGAGCGTGGAGTGGCAGACGAAGAGCGTCACAGCTAAGATCCTCCGGTCCGACGCCGTGGATGAGGAGAACAAGCATCCCTGGATGCAGGACGCCTGGTTCACGAAGGAGTCGGAGGCCGTGGAGTACCTGATGTGGAAATGCGGGAAGAAATGGGAGGGCGGTCTATGATCAGTTATCTGGAGATCGCCGGGAAGAGATATCCCATGTCTTTTTCCCTGGGAGCGCAGAAGGCCATCGTGGCCAGGTACGGCGGTATGGAATGTCTGGGAGATCTGAGGAGCAGAGGACTGGATGAGCAGGATATGGACATGCTCATCTGGATGACGGAACTGCTGATCGCGCAGGGATGTGCATATAAAAATTATTTTGAAAAAGATATCCCGGCACCGAAGGACGCGCCGGTGGATGCGGATGGAAAATGGATCCCACTTCCGGCGGAGGCCATCGAGGTGGGGATCACGGAACTGGGAGGCCTGGCGGTCCTGGTAAAGAGCATCCTGCAGTGCATCGGGATCTCCAAGAAACAGGAAGTCGAGGCAGAGCCTGTGGAGGGCACCGTAAAAAACGCAGAGACCACGCAGGGCCGCTGAGCTTTGCGTGGTATGACTTCTGGGGAAGAGAACTAGGAGCGCCGGTCCTGGAATATTCCTGCATGCCTGTGGGAGAGTTCCTGGACTTGATCGCTGTATGCCAGATCCGGAACGGAGCCGCACGGGAAGCAGAAAAGAACACGGGATATATCCCAGATTTGAGGTGAGAAGATGGCATATGACATAGGCCCCCGGATCGGGATCGATGGGGAAGCGGAATTTCGGAAACAGCTGAATAATATCAATACGTCCCTTAGGACCCTGGGGACGGAGATGCAGAAAGTCGTATCGGAATTTGCAGAGAATGCCAATGGCCAGGAGGCACTCATCGCAAAGAACCAGGTGCTCACGAGCAGTATCGAGAAACAGAGGGAACAGCTTGAGGCATCCAAGAAAGCCTTGGCAGAGGCTGCGGAAAAATATGGAGAAAATGCCACGGAGACCTTAAAGTGGCAGCAGGTGGTGAACCGTTCCGAGACTGAACTCAATAAGCTGGAAAATGAGCTGAAGCAGAACA